TCGATTTTAAATCTATATTCTTTTCCAAAGCTTTCGTATTCTTCGATTTCTTCTTGCGAAAAGGAATAGTCTTCATCATTCTTGTTCTCAAAATAATATTCTAAATCAGCATTCGCTAAATCAATGACTTCCTGTTTCTTTTCATTCAATTCTTCTTTCAATGTGTCAATGTAATTGTGCTTCATGTTTGTCTCCTCCTTGGGGATTTCTCCCCTCCCTCTTTCCACTATTATATTAACATATATACGTACGTATGTAAATAGAAAGCATGAAATTTATTGAAAAAATTATATTTTATACAAAAAATAGGGTGATGCTTTCACATCACCCTTACAAAACAATATAACACTAAACTTTTTTGATATATTTTGATGATACGTAACCACGCTTGCCTTTATATTCAATCAAGTACCATCCTTTTTGCGCAGTCACGATCTTGACAACTGCACCTTTTTTAAGTGGACTGAATGTACACTTACCAGCTAACACTGAAGGCTGTTTTCTTACGTTCAATGCACTAGCGATAACCTTTGCACTGTTTGCACTTGTAACCTGTTTAGGTTTAGCGGTTGCTGCTTTTGGTTCAGCATCATATGTTGGATAACCAAAACCAAGAACCTTGCTGTAACCAATTTTGTAGCATTTGTTGTTTACTGAACCGCCATTATCTACTACACCAGCATCACTTGAAGTATTGCCTTCCATAGTATAAAAATAGCCATTACCGACTGCTGTTACAATAGCGATGTGGTTAGCGCCAGCATGTCTTGAACCCTTGAAAAATACAAGTGCACCAACTTTAGGTGTAGAACCGTATCTTCCATGTTTAATGAAAGCCTGTCTGATATGTTCACATGATGCTGATTTCCCATAAATGAGCTTGCAGTCACCGTAGGCTTCATTGAAAATCCAAGAGATGTACTCGGCGCACCAGTAAGCAGGGTTTAGTCCATACCAGGCACCATATTTTGTGTAATTCTTATCACCAGCATTCTTTGTCTTATTGTTCAGATATGCATTACTTCTTTTTTCAAGATAACCATTTTCGCTCTTAGCAACTTTGATTACCTTGCTCGCATAATTCTTTGTAGCCATATTATCATTCACCCTTCTTAGTTTCTAGTTTGATGACGCGTTCTTTAATCTTTTCAACTTCATGATCAAGCTTTTCGATAGCTGACTTATTTTCATCATGTCTTTTCCACTGCGTTGACTGATTATTTTCAACAATACATAACCGCTGATTCAGTCTAGTTATCTGATCTTGAACGTTTGCGATAGCCACACTGATTTGTGTAAGCTGATTGCATTCCTGATCATGCTTAAGATTGACCTTAATGAAGTTGGCATTCATTTCATTTTTAAAATCATCATAATTCTTTTGTTCCTTCTTGGAATCAGTCTTGCTTTTCATAATCCTGTCATAGACTGAGAAGATGAAAGTACAGCACCCAATAACGAACATAACAGTAGCAGTAACGTTCAACGTGATCACCCCATTAGATTCTTGCATCTGAATCACTTGGAACATATGTACCGTCATCTTCTACCGCATCAAATTTAATTTCTTCATTGTCATCACCGATTGGATTACCAACAATTGTTAAGTCTAAATTTGCATCACTAGGATACGCATAAGTGCGTGCGCGTGGTGAATCACCAATACCTTCCGTTGTTGGATCTTCTATGATACCAATGATTGCGATTAAACCGAAGACAGCATTAACGACTGCTGCTAGTTTGTTTCCTAAATCTCCAAAGTCTGGCTGATATCCGAATACATTAGCGACAACCTGGATCACCAATAGTGTCGCCGGAATCATCTTGAGCCACCAGCTACGATTGCGTACTCTGACGCGCCAGTTGACTGATTTGATTAATTTTACCATTTTTCTTTGTCCTCACTTTCTGCTTGAAATCGGATTTTTTTCTATGACGTTGTAATACGATGTTTTCAAACATCCACCTTTTTAACCCGTCCGCCTTTACATGTTTGAGCTGCCCGAGGTATGAACCGATTGACTGATTTGCCTCAAATAGAGAGATCTCTTCTCTTGCATACTGCTTGCACACTTGCATCATTTTTTTCTGGGCGTTCCTTGATGATTGTTTTGTCAGCTTCCGCCATCCTGGATAGACGCGGCATCCTACGAATGTGATTCCATCTCTTACATATCCGATTGTCGTCTTGCTGTTAAGATTGAGCCGGAGCCTTTCTTCTAAAAACATATTGATTTTATCCAAGCAGTAATGCGCATCAGCAAGCGATGTCTCCTTGTCATCAAATTCAAGAATCATGTCATCCATATAGCGAACATAGAAATGAACCTTGAGTTCATGTTTGACATACTGATCAAGCTTGTTGAGACATATATTTGCGAATAGCTGACTTGTGAGATTTCCTACTGGCATCCCTACATCATAGAGCATATCCTCTCTCGCGACATCGTCTATCGTGAGCCCCGGAGGCAGACCGAACGCGGTATGCTCGCAGTTTATGATTGTATCAAGTAGCCTCACGAATTCAGGATCGTGTGGATATGTTTTTTTGACGATATCCATAAGCACGTCATGCGAAACTCTGTAAAAGTATTTTGAGATATCAAGTTTTAGATATCTTGCATTTCTGTTTCTTCGGGTTGTGAGAGCTGACCATTTCTGCAGAGTCTCTGCAGCTTTGATAGGTCCTTTTTCTTCTCTGCACCCGTATGAATGATATATCATTTTACGATCAAAGTATTCATTCACCTGAAGGTGGATAGCCCACTGCACGACGCGATCACGAAACTGAAGCGCCATAATGAGTCTCTTCTTTGGCTCGTAGATATAAAACTGATGATATCTCCCGACTTTATACGTTCCCCATAAAAGCTCATTTTGTAGCTGTATGATATTTTCTTCTAGTCTATCAGTGAACTGCATTGAATCGGCTTTGTACCACTTCTCGCTTGATGCGTTGTAGTATGCTTCTAGCAGATTGTCCCATGAAGCGATTTTTTCAATTAGTTGTATTCTTTTTGGATGTCCTTGCGTTTCTTCATCCGTCATATTCAAAATCCTTTCTAAAAAAATAACCGCGTGTGGCATCCTGATATTACACAGGTAGTCTGCGCGGGTTCTTCTCTGCTACCGTCGCAGAGAATGAGTATCTTCGACTGCGCTTTTGTCAGTCCGGAGGCGCTTCCCTTATCTCTCTTGATTACCGATTCAGCCTTGACTGTCCGATTTAAATGTGAGAGGCAAGCAGCGCGGAGCCCGATGTTGTTGTTCGAGTTCGAGCGAGAGTTGTTGCCGTTCAATGCAAACACACCGTTCCTAGAACCGTTGTTCCAGTTACCGCCACGATAGAACGAGCACCGACATTACACGAAACGTCCCCTTTCCTTTTTATTTAGTTGATTTTATCCATGCTCCGAGCATGCAGCCAATCTCATTTAGTTCTTTTGACCACACTTCGTGAAGCCCCGGTGAGATAAGTCTGTTGCGTGGATTTACCGCTGTATCGATTAAAGCTCTTAGAATATCCAACTGCACATCTATCTTTCTCTGATACGTCTTTTTAGAACCGTGAGCTTTATTTGCTGCAATTGTCAAAGTTAACATTTCTAGATATGCATCGTTCATTTTTTGCTGATATGAGAATTTATATGGTTTTTTCATATGTTTTGTTCTCTCATCTAAAAACATCATACTTCTTGTGATTGCCGTTCTTATTCTTAGCTCGCGTATATTTTCTGGATAATATTTTTCATTTTCATTCATTACTGATCACCTAAATATTTTTATTATGTCTGGGTGAAAAAGGCTTTTCACCCAGACGGTCAGATTTACTGATCTTCGTCAACATAAGCAGCGCGGAGCCCGATGCTGATGCCCGAGTACGAGCGAGAGGCGCCGCCGTCCAAAGCAAACACACCGCCCCTAGAACCGTAGCCCCAGCGACCGCCACGAGAGAACGAGCATTCGCTTGCTCCGTTGTTCATCCATACGTGATCACCATTGTAATCTGCGGAAGTTGATCCTTCATCTGGCAATAAACATAAAGCTCTTAATAATAATTTTGCTTCATCTGAGATTGTGCTGTCTGCTGTAACAACTGCAAAATCACAATCTTTAGAAGTGTCTGCTACTGCAGTTTGATTTGTCGAGTATGTGATTTTGTTTGAGACAAAATCCATTTTTACTGTCGCTCCAGATGTCACCGCTGAACCGCTGACTGTACATTCAGGAGTAACAAGAGCTCCATCTGATGCACGGATTGCTTTCCATGATAATGATGTTGCATTTTGCGGATTGTCTGGATCGGATGCATCGTTGTTTGCTAGAATCTGGATTTCTCCGAATACTGTACGGAGGCCTCCCTGCCATTCCCAAACATTGCCATTTAAATCAGCGATTCCTGCCATTGTCCCGTCGTGGTACCACGAAACAGGACCAGTTCCTGTTGCTACTCTCCCGACTTTTGTTCCATCCATGTATGTAGGTACAGCCTTGTAGTTTGATTCGCTTACATCTTTTCCATAGTTGTTATTCCCATTTGGCTGGAATCCATTTTTCTTACACCACAAAGCAATAGCTGCCCATTCCGCGTTTGTCATCAAGTGATGTCCAGCACCTTTTGCTGTACATCTGTCGATTGCCTGATCAAGATTTGTGTATACCGTCGGATCCTCTCCTGGCAATGAATAGGCAACATTGTTGTACACCTTAGCCTGATATTTGCCAGCCCAGAAACCGCTGATTTCTTTCCCGTTTCTGATGAACGCCGGATGTGTTGCTGTGCTTGTCGTGTTTAGCACATCGCTTAATTTGAATTTAGGAATCCACACATAAACAGATGGTATTCCTGTGTCATCAACGATGACTTTATTGTTTGGTGCTAGCATCTTCACAGCTAGATTTGTTAAATCGTAATTTGCCATTTTCTATACCTCCTAATCAATCGACCATAAGCGAAGAGTGACGTCAGCCATATCTAATGGAATTTTGACTCTTCCAGTTTCTTCAGTTTCTTCATTTTCAATGTAGTTGTATTCGTTTGCTGGGATTTCGATTTGTGCAGCATATCTGATTCCTGAATCTGCACCGATTGCTAGAGTGCCGTCTCTAGCAATGACGATATCAATTGTGTTAGGTTCGTCTTTTTGATACTTTGCTACGTTTACCATGATTTCATCGTC